GAGCTGGCTACAGCACCAACGGATTGAACGGTCGCCGGGAGCGGCTGTGGCTATCGCCGGCCTGTATTGGCACGACTCAGCCCGACCTGTTCAGCTCAGGCTGCGCAGCATGATCACTGCCAGGCTGCTGCCGCATGGTGAGGTGGAGGCAGGCGACTAGCTGAACAACCAGGCCCAGCCAGTACCAGCCCCCTCGGCCTCCCATCGCGGGTTGAAGTTGCGGTAGCTGTAGCGAAGGCTCCGCCCGCTGGTCCCGCCACTGCGCAACCAGCCGCCGTTGATCAGATCAAGCTCGCCGAACGGATCCATGACGCTCCAGGCGTGCGCATCGAACCCGCAGCAGGCCAGCCAGTGGCCACCGCCGGCCGGAGCGGTAACGGGGCCCCGGTGGAGGTATCCCATCGCCAGGGGCAGGCCGGCCCGGATCTCCGCCTGGGCTTGGGAGGCTGAGCAATTCTGGACAAACCGCGCCTTGATCCCCAGCTCCGCCAACGCCGCCTGGTGCGTGGCCTGGCTGGTGGTGTCCCCGTGGCGGCGAACGACCTTCAGGTAGTCGGTGTCATCCTTGATGCCGGCCACCCCCAGGTAGGCCAGGCACATGGCGATCGCGCTGGTCTGGCACTGCCGCCAACCCTCGGGGCCGTCGCTGGCGTTGATCTGGGAGAAGTAGGGAAACCCCGTGAGCGGATTGGTGGGCCGGGGCGCTGGCGGCCTGGGGGGTGCCGCCGGGCTCCCTGCAGCCCTCCAGTTCACGGTGAACGCCTGCCGCTGCGCTGGGGTCAGGCCCTCGTCCAGAGCCGAGAACGCGGCCAGCTGGTGGCGCTCCAGCGTGCCAGTCTTGACGGCGTGCTCAACGGCAGCGCGGATTGATGCGGTGGTGGGGTTGCTCATGGATTCAGGGTTGGGATTCTGATCAGCGACGGGCAATGGAATCAGGCTAGAGCCTGGTCACTGACCATTTGAACGTGAACGCTTGGCTTGTGGTGGTTGCAAGTATGACCTGAAATTGCGACCGACTTAAGTTACTAACGGCGGGAGTTCCTAGGTCCGCCATATTCGAGGGAATACTCATTGGGGTTATGGTGATCTGAGACGGCGAGTTCCCTCCGTCCCATGGGTCGAAGTTCAGGCCAACACCTGTAACGGTGACCGAAGATGCGCCTGCTGCAATCGTGGCGACTCCGTACGATTCTGTCTTAAATCCTTCATTGCGATAAACCATTGCCTGCTGGTTTCCGCCGAGGTTGATAGAGTCAGCTTGAGAACCGGCTTCAATTATGTTGTGCGATATGACCGCATTTACGGCGGTCGCGTCAATCGTTATAGCGTATTCGTATTTTGCGATAGGGTGTGGAGTAATGTCGTTTCCCGTGATCCGCAGTCTATCTACGTAGTAGCACTCAATCGCATCGACTGATGTCAGGGATCCAGAAGTTCTAGCCATCCCTACATTGCTAATAGTGTTGTCAGATATGGTTAATGACTTACCGTTTCGTGTCCAGGCTTCCCCTTGGACAGAGGAGCACAGAATAGCGCCTAATTGACAATTAGAAATATTATTCCCGGTGATCCGAACATCCTCGCAGGTAAGCACCCTAATGCCTTCTCCCTCAAGAGTCCCTGCTACTCCTGCCGTATCTATCGTGTTACCTAAGATGCGAATAGCTCTAGCCACGTCGATTCTGCCTTCAACCCAGATGGCAAGGTCTCTGATGTTTGCGACGTGGTTTTGAATGAATTGGATATTTGACATCGTTCCGCCTGATCCGCCCGTGGTGTCAGAGCCGGTGAGCATGAGCCCGCAAAGGGCCAGCAGCTTACCGTCAACAGTGTTCCAGCGGACAACGCCATTTTTACTACCCCACCACTGATCGATTACAGCATCAGAACTTGCGTAGGTTCCGACCTGCTCGCAGTAGTTGTTTTCGACAAGGTAGTCAGACGTTTTAACATTTAACACCGATCCGCCATCGGAAAGAATGTGGCACCTTGCGACCCTCGTCTTGATGCAGTTAAAGAAAAATACTGCCTGCCTTGAATAAGCTAAAGCGCCTACGATTAGGCTTAGGTCAATCTTAAGACCTTCAACTGATATGTTTGTGTTTTGCGCTCCAGACAGCGATACATTTTTATTGATAATTGCCCGCCTGGACCCTCCGCTAAAATCTCCTGTAACGACCGTGGGCGGCAGGGTAGTCCATCTCAGCCATCCGCTACCGCAAAGAGTGGTGTTACTGCCAACACGCAATGCGGCGGTGAGCTTGTAAAAGCTGCTGGTGAGCGGAACGTAGACCGATCCACCGCCTATTGAATCCACGTAATCCAGGGCCGCTTGGATGGCTGCCGTATCGTCCGCCGTCCCGTTCCCTACTGCTCCATAGCCTGGTTCCAGGACCGACACGGTGAAGCCCCTTAGTGCCTGAACGGACGAGGCGGTGGCTAGCCCCAAATTTGGAGTGTCGAGTAGGCCGATGGGAACCCAACTCGAATTGGCCCCGTTGCGGTGCTTGAGGATGCCTGTAGTGGTGTCAGGCCAGAACTGATGGGGGAATGTCACCGGCGGCGCCGCTGGGCCGCTGTTGTTGCTGGCGATTGCCGCCAGTGCGGCATTGAGATCCGCGCGGAAGCTGCTACCTCTCTGAGCGAGAATGTCGTAGTCGTGCTGAGGCATTGAGCTTCCCCGTGCCGCGCTTTGTATCAGTCTAGGCTCAGAAAGCTGAGCGGCTCAGGCTTTTGTGTCCGATTACTCGATGAGAACGTTCATCGAGCCCAGGTCAAACGTGCCCGTTCCCACGGTTGCCCTGATCATCCCGATGGCGCCGCTCAAGGCAATAGAGCCGCCGGAGGTAAAGTGGCCACCAATTCCAGTGCTAGTAACAAAAGATCCCGACGCGACCCAGGTGTTTCCTGTGGTGTTGGTGAATACAATTTGCCCGGTGCTAGTAAACGCAGTCTGATTGAAAACAGGCACACCGGTGCTAGATGCAGTTGAGTAGCTATTGCCATCAAAAGGCGTGGAAAGAACCGAGTAGCCGTTAGCGTATCCACTGGTCGTAGGCGCAGACCCGACCCCTAGCTGAACCAGGATGTGTGCGTCTGCCGAAGTAGACACTCCATTGAAGATCAGCGTTACTTTCTTTGCCCGACTCGGAATACCCGTGAAGGCGATCGCCGTCCCGCTGGTGCTGTTCTGCACTGTGCCCAGAACTGGCGACGCTTCCACCACAGATGCAGCGGTGGCCAGGCCCAGATTGGGAGCGTCAATCGTGCCGACAACAATCCAATCCGTGTTCGATGCGTTGCGTACTTTCCAGAGCCCAGTCGTGATGTCTGCCCAAGGCTGGTAGGCGTAGGTGACACTTGGCGCCGCGGTCCCGCTGTTGTTAGTGACAATCGCCGCTAGCGCATTGTTCAGGTCCGCACGAAACGCCGCATGCGACTGGTTGCTGATGATGTAATCATGCTGCGCCATTAAGTGACCTCTCGGCCAAACCCAATGGCAGTATAGTTGAACTGCCTGGCTACGGCTGCCCCGGCGCTGTTCCTGAAGGTGATGTCAAAACCTGAGCGGGTGATGCTTGCTGGGTCAATGACCCAATAATCGCCGGTCGCCATGTTGTATCCCGTGACCCCAACGCTTGGCACGGCATAAAACCGCTCGGCGAAGGCCACCGCGTAAGTGCTGGTGGGAGCCGACAGGGTGCCGGACTGCTCGATGCGCTGCTGCAGCTCCATCACAGCGCCAAGCTCTTCAACGAGAATGTTCTGCGACGCGTCACCGCTGGTTGCAACGATTTTGAACTGGAACCCCCAGCCGCGCACGATCCCATTCGCCACCTCGCGCCATTCCGACCACTGCGGCGCCACGCCAGGGTCGCCAAGCGTAGAGCGCACCAGCAATACTGCGTCTACAGCGCTCAAGAATGCCCCGTCAAAATCACTTACAGCGCTATCAAATAGTCCGGTTCGGCTATCAAACAGATCAAGCTGATTTAAGGTTCTTGTCAACAAACGGCGTTTCAGGTTTACGTCAAATACTCCTCCCATCGAATACGTTGAGCCGAACTCGTATTCACCCCTTGCCACCACTGGATCCACCAGCGCAGTGATTGGGTCTTCAAACATCTCTGATGAATCAAAAAGCCCTTCAATCGAGTCCCATGATTCGGCACTGCCCAAGACAAGCGCACCGAAATAATCACTATAAAACATATCAATTCCATTGCCATTAAATGGCGGACTTTCTGCGTCTTCCGCGTATGTCTTGATCAACAGGCGCGGCTGCGGCTGCGGCTGGTCGGCAACTACATAGGCGACCCCAGGGGATTGGCGACCGCCGTCATCCTCAAACTTCAGCAGGTAGCTGCCCTCCAGCAGCGGCACCTGTTTTTGCACCTCGCTGCCGGCGGCGGCTGGGGCGAGGCTGACCGCTTCCCCCCAGGCAGGGGTATCAAGGCGTGGGCTGTGGCGGATCAGCACGCGACCGCCCACCCGCACATCCAGATCCGGCGCTCGGTCCCAGCTCAGAATCCCGCTGGCCCCGTCGATCGGTAGCAAGGAGACGCCGGTCACGTTCGCAGGCGGCGCCGTTTTGCCTGAGGCCGTGAACAGAAGCTGAGCCGCTCGACTGAAAATGATGCCGGCCTTGGCCGACGCCACCAGGATCTCGTAGGCGCCCGCCTCTGTGTCGAGAATCTCGATGGATGGCGCGCTCACGACGCGTTGCTCCCAGTTGCCGAGGGTACGGCGATAGCTCACCCGGTAGGTGCTGACGCCCGGCACCATGCTCCAGCTCACCTGGAGCTTGGCTGCGACCCTGCTGCCGGCCTCGTAGAGCACCTCCACGCCGGTGAGGTTCTGCGGCGGGTCAGGGATGATGTCCAGGTCGGTGATGTCGCGCTTGGTCAAAGCCAGGCCCTGCTCAACGTGGTCGTATTTCCCTGGGTTGTGAGCCAACGCAGTGATTGGATATCGCACTCCATCGGATTCTCCGACCGTCAGCACTCGCCAGAGCGATGCCAGGATGTTGGAACTCTCAAAGATCCAGATCGAGTTGGGTTGCGGCGCCGAGCTGAACGCAGGCGCCACCGCGACCACGTTGCCAGTGATCGACGCCACCGGGCGGGTCTCCACCGTGGCATTGGTCAGGATCACGCTCAGCGTGGGACTGCTGGCCATAGTGAGCCCCGTGGCGTCGTCTAGGGTGATTGCGCTGGTGGTGGCCGCTGCAATGGCTCCACCACGGCGAGACCCCGCCTTTAGGGGGTCTGCGATCTGGACAATCTGCCCAGGCCGCACGACCGCCCCGGCGGCGAGACTGGACGAAAACGCAACGACGAGTCCTTCGTTGGCCTCGGTATAGAGCAACCACTCCCCCGCGCGGCGGGCCTGGCCGCGGCTGGTGCAAGCGAACGCTTCAATCTCGGCTTTCACCACCCCGTAGCGGACGATGCCGGCGGCATCCTCGACCACCTCGAAGCCCTGGTCCCGCAAGTCGAGATCCTGATAGCGCACCACGGCAACCGTGGGCCGGGTTTTCAGGCTGCTGCCGCTGTAGTTGAACCCCTCGGGGCCAACGTTGGCCAGGGTGAAGCTGAACGACGGATCAGCCGGCCGGTCCTGGGAGATCGTGAGCGCACCAGCGGCCCAGTAGGGCATGCAGCGCATCACCGAGCAGAGATCATTGATCAGCCGGTAGGCATCATCGGCGGTTTGGATGTCAGCATTACAGCTAAAGCGCGGCTCGGTTCCTCCGAACCCATCCGGCACCAGCGCCGAGGCGTACTGGCTGGCGGAATAGAATGCCCACTTGTCCAGCTTGCTGGCGTCAAGATGATCGCCAAAGCCAAAGCGTCGAGAGGTCAGCAGCGCCCACAGGCACCAGGCGGGGTCACTCGTCCACTGCGCGGCGCCGAATGTTCCATCCCAAACACCAGAAAAAATCAGCCGCCCGTTAGCAGGGTCAACCGTGGCATTGCTGGGTATCTGTATTGTTTTTCCTAGCCAATCGTAAGACCGGGAAGGGATTGATCCATTGAACTGCTCTGCATCAATCGTCAGCGCTACCAAGGCGCTGTTTGGGTAGGCAAGCTTTGCGTAAGTGATCGCCGAGTAGCTGGCCCAGCTGAAAGCATTGTTCAGCTTTGAGCTGGTGCTATCAGGCGTAACCCGACTCACCCGAATGTCAACGGGGAACGGGCCTGATAGGTTGATTCGATATTGCCGCTGGTATTGCTGGGAGGTGCGTCCGGTGATGGTGTCATCAACCACGACGCTATAGCCGCCGCCGTTGTACTGGACGGAAATTTGCAGGCGCACACTCGCGCCTAGTACGTCACCTTTATCGGTGAATTCCTGCAGGGCCGGCAGTGTCACAATCACCCGAGCGGCGTCGGCCGGTGCGGTGATTGTGCGGGTGACAGGCGTGGACGCCGTGACCACCACACCCACTCCGGCCACACCCACTCCGGTCTCGCTGGCTACCTCATCAAACCCGGGGATGTAGTCTTGAAGCTGTGTGCCATTGCGGGTCTCGACTGTGACCCCTTGAAAATTCAGGCTGCCATCGGGATTCTGAATAGGCGTGCCGTTAAGCAAAATCGACTGCAGGCCATTTACCAAGCCCCCGGATTCGCCCTCGCCGATCAGGTCGAGAATTTTGATCTTGCTAGTTGAAAAAAGATTGTTGGTCGCCTCGGTGGGGACGTACTGCTCCGGCTGTGCCGCGGCTACATATTGCCGTTGCCTTTGCTGGCGTCCATTTCCCAGCCCGCCGGAGCCGCTGATCAGTGGCCCACCAGCGATCCGCCCGCCGATGCTCATGCTGCCACCTGATCAACAAAAATCGCGCCCGAGATCACCACCGAGCCGACGATCCTCCTCCCAAAAATCACCGGCACCGGTACGCCTTGCCGGGTGGTGTTCTGGATGGAGCTGAACGATGAATTGCGCCGTGGGTCGTTGTTCTCAGCCTTGGCGCTGTTCGCGCTGGCCATGGCGCCTGCTGCACCTGGCCCAGCCGTGCGCGGCACAGGGGTGAGCAGCGACGCCACGCCACCCAGCGCCAGGCTGGCGCCCACGCCGGTGATCATGGAAAACGCCGTGTGCCCCAGCCATGGCTGCCCGATGGCAAACGCGGCGGCAACCAGCGCCACGCCACCGATGATCCGGCCCGCGGCGCCGGCGCCGCCAATCACCGGCACGATCGTGATCTCTGCCTGCCCGGCCGGTTCGTGCAGCTCCTCAGGATCAAGATCCCGATCTCCGAGGCTCACGTGGTAGCGCCGAGTCGCCATGTGCGCCTCCACCTGGGGGAAGTTGGCCAGCAGGAAGCGCACCGCCTCTGCCGCGCTCGCCACCTCGGCGCGGAAGGTGCGGCGCTTCAGGAAACGTGCCAGCTGGCCGTAGACGCGAATCGTTCTCATGCCCTCAGTCTGCCGACCCAGCCGGAGCAGTCCTGAAGCCAGCCGCCGTATAGATCCCGGCTTGACAGCCTGCCCCTGAGGTGATGTAGCAGCAGTTGATTACCCACGTAGACCCCGACGTGGTTCAGCCTGGTGTTGCCAATCGCCATCAGCACGGCATCGCCCTCCCGCATGTCGGCTGGGTTGATCCGCTGGAACCCCGCCTCCTCCCATAGCCCCTCGAACATCGGCGCCGCCTCGAAATCGGAAGCCTGAGCCGGTCGCGGCCAATCCGGCAGGGTAGTGCCCTGCTCGGCGTACCAGTCGCGCACCAGCGTCCAGCAGTCCTGAACCCCCCACACCCAGCCGCGACCGACCAGCGGGGCCTTGTAGCCGCAGGGCTCCAGCTCGGCCCATGCCCCGGTCTTGGGATTGCAGATCAGCCACGGCAGGCCCGAGGCCTCGCAGGCGGCCCTGTCTTCCGGCGATGGATCTGGAGGGGTGACTGGATGGGAGTGGACGACGGCCAGCACCTCGCCGTCATCCTCTGCCAGCCGGTAGTCGTTGCC